GGATTAGAAGAACCTAAGTACATGGGTATGCCAGGAACTTCTACTAGACTATACAATGTAAATGCCCTGCATACAGCAGGTAATTTTATAGCAGTATGTGAAGGAGAAATAGATGCTATCACTCTTAGTTATTCTTGCGGTATTCCTGCTGTGGGTGTGCCTGGAGCTAATGCTTGGAAGAGGCACTACGGAAGATTACTGGCGGACTTTGAAACTATCTATGTGTTTGCTGACGGTGATCAGCCTGGCTCTGATTTTGCAAAAAGTCTAAGTAAAGAGTTTAATAGTGTTATCATTATGCAGATGCCTGAAGGTGAGGATGTTAACTCAATGTACTTACGTAATGGATCTGGTTACTTTACAGAAAAGATTGCAGCATGACAACTAAAGAAGACTTAAAAGAACTAGAAGAACACGAAGCTAAACTAAAGGATTACAATGCAGGACTTCAGCGAACAAGAAATCAACCACATCTTCCAAGCCCTGATCAATATGGGACTTCAAGTTGTGGATGTCAAATATGCGAACGGACTTACGCTAACACTAAAGAGACCAACGCTAAAATAAAACCACCATTAGAGTTTGAAGCTGCCGTCATAGCTCGCAAGGCTATTGATTTGCTAGTACAAAAGCATGATGATTACGGACCAGATAATATTTCAGATGCACCTGGTGGTGCTTTGAATGGACTAAGTGTAAGACTGCACGACAAAGTAGCACGACTAAACAATCTCTTGTCTAACCACAAGAAACCAAAGAACGAAACTATTGAAGATACATTCATTGATATTCTCAACTATGCACTCATTGCTTTACTGGTACTTGATGGCAAGTGGGACACTACTAAGTAGGTAAATATGAAAACAGTTATAGTGATACCTGACATGCAAGTTCCTTACCATGATCCCCGTGCTGTACGTGCAGTGCAGAACTTTGTGGGTGACTACCAGCCAGATGAACTTTACTGTGTTGGTGATGAAGCAGATAGTCCTGAACCATCACGATGGAACAAAGGATTAGTCGGAGAGTTTGAAGGAACCCTGCAAGCTGGACTAGATCGTACTGCTGCTATTATGAAAGAGTTTAAAAACAAATTAGGCGATAAGCCTTTCCATACTATGAGGAGTAACCACGGTGACCGAGTTGAGAACTATGTCAAAAGATATGCACCAGCCCTGGCAAGTCTGCGGGAATTGGAATACTCCAAGCTTTTACATTACAGCGAAAACGAAATTACCTATCACGATAAACTATGGGAGTTTACGCCAGGATGGGTACTGGCACATGGAGATGAAGGCAACATCTCAAGGCAAGCTGGTGGGACGGCTCTGGCTTTGGCTCGCAAGATTGGGTCTTCGGTCATCTGTGGGCATACACATCGTGCGGGAATTCAACATGAACACCAAGGCTACAACGGCAAGATTCACAGTCGTCTCTACGGAGTTGAAGTCGGACACCTTATGGATCTTAGCCAAGCGTCGTATCTAAATACAGGTAGTGCTAACTGGCAACAAGCATTTACTATTCTCTACATACGTAGAGGTAACGTAACTCCTGTTGTTGTACCTATCAATGGACGATCTTTTGTAGTCGAGGGTAAGACGTATGAGTTCTAATGGAATTGTTTATGAGATGTACCATGCTATGGTCAAGCAGATTGGATCAGAGTTTAAACGTAAGTACCAAATGGTTGAACGTGAAGACATTGAACAAGAGTTATGGCTATGGTTTGCTGAACATCCTAACAAAATAGAAGAATGGTTAGCTCTACCTGATCAGAAAGATAGAGATAAACTATTTGCTAGGTCACTACGTAACTCAGCACTAGACTATTGCATTAAAGAAAAAGCACATAAGTCTGGTTACAATGCTGAAGATAACTTCTGGTACAACAAGCAGTTCATTAAGCTTATGATTCCTGCTGTACTTAGTGACGACTGGACTAAGTTCAACAACACACTAAGCAACATGGGTCGTACTAGTAAAGCACTAGCAGAGTCAGGTGACTTCATGGCATTTAGTTCTGATGTCAAGGTTGCTTTCGATAAGTTAAATGACAGAGAGAAATCATTAGTTCATTTATTTTATGGAGAGCAGATAGATGGAGCAGAACTAAGAGATCGCATGGACGCTGACAAGTCACAAAAAGCAGTGATGATGGAAGCTAACAGAGCAGTCAACAAGATGGTCAAGATACTAGGTGGTAATCCACCAGTACGTGACGAAGACTACCTCAGTAATACATAAAAAAATAACCCCTCTTAGGGTGGTAGGTACTAAGTTCATACTCTACTACCCCAGAGGGGATTAAATGGCTGTACGTGGCTGTGAGAGCCTCTAGTTAGCCTTGATCTGGCGACCATCCAGTGTTATTGGAGCAGATCCATCATGGTCAATGAACAAACCAACTGGCATAGCACCACCTGAAATGAACCCATGAGCTAGTGTTACCCAGACAGTCTTACCCGCCATACCTGGATGGACAGGATAAGAGAAGTGACCAGTGTAGTCAGCCTTGTCAGTTCCTGGATAGCGACAGAAGCGAAAGCGAATGACGTTTGGTAGTCCACCACCTGGTAGTTCTACCTGTACCGTAGTCTCCCATAAATTGCGTCTACTACGTACCGAACCCTTCCAAGATGTCTTGCCATTGATACGAACAGCAACAGCTTTACCTGAGATAATGGATTGCTTATCTTTATTTGATTCTACTTTGTCAATCATTATGCCCACAATGTTTGTTGAGGATTAACTGGATTGCTTGTGCTCCAGCGAGCACCGTCACGTTCACCGAAGTGAAGATGGGAAGCAGTACTCTTACCTGTACTACCAACGAGACCAATCAACTGTCCCTTCTTAACCTTCTCACCAGGCTGTACAAATATCTTAGATAGATGTGCATACACTAGATGATTCTTAGTGGTTAGTGGGTAAGTTCTGCGTTGCACGATGTGCTTGCCGTAGTCAGCACCCCAACTATTTGCAGTTACTATACCTTTACGTGCTGCGTATACTGGCGTACCAGTCTTGCAAGCAAAGTCAACACCGTCATGCCAACCACGTTTCCAGATTTTTCCAGTCACTCCATAGTGAGTAGAGATAGGTATGTTTTTAACTGGGTACATTAGTCCATGTTTCCGTAACGGAAGTCAAGTGGATTTAACCAGTTAACAAGTACGGGTAGTGCAGATGCCAAGCCAATAGCTACGGCAGGATGAATGTTTAAACTGTCTAGGTTTAATGCAACCCAACCAAGTACACCTGCTCCAAATATCTTTGCGAATGATGCTAGTGGGCTATTAGCCAGCCAGCATAGAAAGTCTAATCCTTTTTCCATTATAGTTTCCTTACTGTTACTAGTAGTAAACCACCAAAGCCACTACTATTTTTATCTGGGGAAGATTCATTAGTGAAACGAACCTCTTCAATTACGCCTTTATATTTTTCACCAGTACGATAGTCAGTTACACTAACAAACTTACCTGTCTCTTCAATGGCTTCAATGCGCTGAATAAATTCCATAGCACGACCATCGTAACCAAAAATAGAGTTGTATCTATCCATCTCGTTGTCGTAACAAGATAGTGGGTACTGGTATAAACGCTGACGACGAGTAGCTGGAGTAGATTTAATTTGATAAGCTTCTAAAACTGGAAGATCTTGATCAATAGTATCGTTATTAAACACAAACTTAAACGACATAAATTCTTGTTTAGTAGAAGGCGTAGATATTAATATGTCTTTATTGCTTAAACCTGCACTAATGTTTGCAAGAGATGATTCAAGACCATCTTTATCAATAGTATAAATAGTTATACTATCACCTTGACCAGTGGTACACTGCAAGTTAATGTATCTAAAGAACTTAGGTTCAATAGTACCGTAACGAATCTTGCCAGTCTTAAGCCAACCAGTACTGCGTTTTTTAGTTGTGTGCTGTACCTGTAGTTCACCTTTAGTAGTACCATCATTTTCTTGGACTACCATAACTAATCTATTGTCAACTAAATAAACTTCAGTTGCTTCAGAGTTATCGGCATCAACACTAGAGTCATACTCTAAGTCATAAGCATAAGCAAAAGTACCATCACTAAATGATTGCGATAGATCAATGCGAATTAAACAAGCATTAGTATAAGCACCTGAAGCTACCTTAGTGGCTGCGTAAACATATTTGTCCTTAGTAGCAAAGCCATTTACTGCAATAGTAGAATCAATTAACAATGGTCCAAGCGTTACTAATCCAGTAGGACCTACCTGACATATACGTACACCTCTAGTTGTAGCAACTGCTAAGTAACCTAAATAGTATTCAATTGCAATAATGCTTTCACCATCAGGCATAGATGTAACAACAAAGCCACCAGGTAAATCAGGCAAATTAGTTGTCTCATCAAAACCTATTGCATAAATTTCAGATTTGTTACCAGCATTACCAGCAGCATAAACATAAGTTGGACCAGCTGTTACATCTTTCCAGTTCCAGTTAGCATTAATGTGCACCTTAGATGTACTAGATGCAGCAGACATATCATTAGATCCAGTATGATTACCATTACCAGTGTAAGCAGAATTTAATAAGTATAATGTTCTACCGTCACCAAAAAACAACTGTCCTTTAATGTACTTAACTACTCCTTGAGTACTAGACCCATGCCTAGCAAATACAACATCACTATCTAAATCATTAACAAGACCAGTATGGATACAAGTAGAGCAAGCAGCATAGTATCTAGTGCCATTAGTTGCTACAGAAATAATAGGAAAAAATGGAGCTGTTGCTGAGTGACCAACTAATGCTGTTGCTGGACTAACTGCTGTGTATGGATCTGTACTAGCAGCACTGTTCCCACTTAAAATAATACGTTTTAATACTCCAAGACTATCTCCAGATACAAGACAATCACTAGTTCCATCGTTACCAGTTGCAGCATTAATACCGTCAGCACCAGTGTAGGCATGAAATACATCTGGAAGTAATGTAGCTTCTCCAATAGTCCATACATCTACACCACGACTATCAGCAAACCTATGCGTTACATGCTCTAAGTCTGTGCCTGGTTCATAAAATGAAATACCACTGCCATTATGCCAAGATGTTTGTGAACGTAACCACCAACCAGTAAGCGATTGCTCGCCTGGTTCTGGGCTGTTATCAAACTGATCTTTCTTGTATGGTGCAGTCTCACGACGATATGGGTTCTGGTTATTAACGCTAACAATAAATGGTAGATCATCAATAACAATATCGTAAGCTGTATCAGTTAAATCAAATGTTGCTTCGGTTGATGTAACAGCAAGGTCAATCGGGACATCGTCTGTAATGTCATAAGTTGGCACTTATGCTCCTTAGGATTTGATAATAAAGTTAAGAGCCAAAGACGGTTGCATGTTTGGATGCGCTTGCCCACTACCAGCATTACCAGTAACTGAATCAGTAGTTACAAGTCCCGTTTGTAAAAGACCAGCACCACCAGAGTTAGGTCCATACTGCAAGCTAGTGTGATTATGCGATGGCATTTGTTCAGGAGTAAGTATATGAGTTTCAGTACCAACTGTTGCTCCAAGAGCACGTGCAGTTAAACCAGTACCAGTACCTGCACCAATAGGTGCACGACCACGTAAGTCAGGTAAATTAAATGTAGTTGAATTATCACCTACACCATAAACTGTACTAACTACACCAAATAATGTCGCATATGTAGTGCGTGATACTGCTTGTCCATTACATAAAAGATAGCCAGTAGGTATGTTTGAATCAAGACCAGCGTAAGGAGAGATCACACCAGTAGGTACTGCAGCAGTAACAGCAGCAGTTAAAGCATTTAACTGTGTTTGAATAGCAGATGTAACACCATCTACATAACCAAGTTCAGTAGCTGATACTGTACCAATTGAAGTAGTAGATGGAAGTACTACAGTTCCAGTAAAGGTAGGACCAGCACTAGGTGCCTTAGTATCTATCTGCGTTTGAATTGCAGAGGTTACACCA